CTAAGAAAGTTCTACCTCCAAAAGTTTGCACACTTAAATGATCTTGATCAAGCGCACCCCCGATAACCGACAAGATGGCTGATGCTTGGGTAGCAGCTACCCCAGAAGGGATATTAAATTGCTTAGGTTCTGAAAATTTGGCAACTCCATCATTATCATAAACTTGAACCTTAAGGTAAAGATTTCTAGTAACTCCATAATTGCCAGTTGAACTTACTTCTACAGTAGGGCACCCGCCGAAGGGGGCAGCGGTTTCTGCGTCACTAACTAAACCCTCGTCAGCGGCTCGTATGAAATACAAACGGTTACCAACTTCCATGATTTCCATACCAGCTTCTAAAGCTTGGCTAGGAATATCTTCGCTAGGTTCACCGAACACTTTTACTAGCTGTTCTCTTGAAGTAATCAAAGTTGGGGTATTTGTTGGACCTTTGCTAGCAAAACCAACAACCCCCACAATGGAGGTATTTTCCCCAGTCGCGTACTGAGAAATATCTTTTTCAACTACATAAACACCGGGAGAAATATTATTAGCCATAATTTACCTCAAGCTTTTTTGCTTTTTAATTCAGAAGTTTTCTGATTTATATTTGGCGCAACATCAGATAACTTAGGTTGTTCAAATTCAACAGGCATAAAATCTTTAACGGGTTTAGCCTGATTTGGGAGATTTACAATTCTAATTAACTTTCTAGAAGAAAGAGTCTTAACCATTTCACTAACTTCATAATCCTCAATTACAATAGATTTTCTTGGTTTTAGCCAAATAACTTTATTGTTTGGAGGTCTAATTAACCAAATTTGAAAACTTTGAAGAGAATCATTTATTAGTTTTTTCATAGTTCACCCATTTGTATTTATCTAACGACAGATTAGTTTTTAGATTATTTTTTTAAAAATTTAAATGTTAAACCTAAAAGTCCAATCTATTTTTAATTTAACCCCAGATGGTTTGATTATATCTGTTGTAAAAGCTTTATAAGCTGCCAAAATAGGAACATCTTCTGGATAATACAGGTCTGGATTTTTTATGAATAACCCAATCTCTTTTACAATATAATTCTGATTAACAGAATCGTCTAAAACCAATGTATGACGAACAGCGTTGTTTGATATTGCTGATATTTTTGAATCAGGAAGAGAAATGTATGATTGTTTGAATTCCGATAAAGAAATACCATCGGATGTTACAAATGTAGTTCCCGTTAAAGAATTTAAATTTTTAATTTCGTAAGATAAGTTTAAATTTAAAAAACGAAGATTTACAGGGTTTACTAAATTAAAAATATATCCAGATGCCGCAGATGAAATTCCCGTAAAATTATAACTACCTGTTCCAAAAATTCCGTATCTAACAATATAGTTATCTATTTTTTCATCTTGATTATCTGTCATTAGGTTTGCAATAGAATAACCTAAACCAACAGCAATCATATTTTTTTGTTGAGACACCAAAGTTTCTTTGTTATCATCAACAAAATAAACATCAACTTGTCCAGAGATTAAACTCATTTAATAGGATCCCCCGGCCAAATATTGTTATCGTCAATATATGTATACCCTGCGGTTTTTCTTATCCAATGATAAAGCCTAGGCATTTCTCTTTTTAATGTTTCACCAAGACTTGTATAGTAGTATCCGCTTGTAGTAGAATGAATAGGATTAAAAATTTGATTTATTGGGTTTAAATCAGACCCAGAATAATAACCAGAAGACAATCCTAATTTAGAAACTGCTGCTCCTGAAATATAGAAGGTGGCCGCAGATCCTGTATATTTGTCTGCTGTATATATGGAGCCAGCATTAAGCTCGGGTATCGCGGAAATTGACTTTGCATATTCGTCATTAAAACTACCAGATGTGGCTCGAATAACTGTAGAAGTTCCACCTGCACTAGAAGTGATATAAGCACCAACTTGTAAAGAGCTAGCTTGAAGTATGATTGAACTAGCGATTGCTGAATTAGACAACCCTGCGGAATTAGGGAATGTGATAGTGGTAGTTCCCGCCCATGAACTGACAAACATGGTATTATTGCCAGCTAAATTATAAGGAGCCGCAGAAGCGTAAGCTTTTGCAGCATAAATTGATCCGAAAGATCTAACAACTTTACCATCATGTATTATACCATTTGCCAAGCAAACAGCACTCAAATCATAAAATTGTCTCCATTCATGTCCTGCACCATACCAAGGTGAAGATATACCATTCGGTGGAATTCCTTCAAATGTAAAATATCCATTTAAATAAGGACTGTTTGGGGCAAGAGAATCTTCCCATTCCATGAAGTTAGAATATATTTTAACACCTTTTCTAACCCAAGGAAATTCATCAATCATACTACTTGGAGAAATTGCTTTGCATATAGGAGATAGTGGGGATGCAGAAGTGTATAATCCACTTGCATCTGGTAGAAGAAGAATTCTTTCCATATCTCTTCTTTTTCTCCACAAATATTGATTATCTCCAAAGGTACTACCATCGGAGCTTTCTGAAATTCCAAACATTGCTCCTAAAATATTAGAAACAAAATAAAATGGACTCATACTAATTTGGCCGTACCAATTTATGATGCCAATGACATCTGAGCTAGATGTTCGATCATACTTATGACTAGCCAAATGTGTTGGTTTATATCGTCTAGAAGGACGAAGAGATGCAACTAATGCCCCGTTACCGCCAGCACTAGTGCCCCATAAAAATACTTTGCTAGCATTAAATCCGTATCTACTCGCATTATCCTTTACCCATTGGACGGCCAGTTGCGGGTCCTCCATTGTAGTAGGATATGTTGAATGAGTGGTTGCAACATTTCCAGTCCCTGCCGCATCTGTTTTAGGTACACTAAATTCTTCATAAATAGATGACCTCGTGCTTGATATTCCGAAACCAAATTGGGTATATACATATTGTCTCCATTCAATCGAAACTATGTCAACACCCACTGCTGATGTAACATAAGATGAAGCATTAGTCCCATCAGGGCCTCCTGATGTCCATTTAGGGTCCATTAAAAAAGAGAAGAGTGCTTTTTGCACATTACCCGAATTTTCAACTGTTCTAGTTTTATCGTTAGAGGACCACCCTCCACCATGCATGAACACGATTACAGGATTTCCACTAGCGTTTTGAACTGGGCTTTTATATATATTTAATCTTTGCATTATATGCGGCCCATACCGCACATTGTAATGCACTCGGTCATGTGGAATTGAATAAGATAAATCAATATCTGGGTAATTAGGATATGCCATGATTAGAAGGGATGCCCATCTCCGGGGCAAGATAGAGTTGTCGCTAAAGTAGTTACAGTAACTACTTTAGGTATTAATTTTACATAATATGTTCCGTTATTTTCACCGTTCGTTACATTTATAACTCCATTCACACCAATAGAAGTATCTATGTATGGACTATTTATATCTGAGAACGGTACAGTATCGCCTGTTTGAGAATACTGAATTGATTTGAATCGAACTCTCATCATCTTATCTTTTGTAAAATCCATGGTTTCTCTTCCCATGAATTTTTTAGATACAACATCTGCTCCACTAACTTGATTAACTTCTATCACAAAGGGTTGATAAAACTGAGATCCAGAAAACCCTGCTGCCTTAAATTTAAAATTAATATTAAAATCATTTCTAGATGGAGAGTATATGTTTGTAAATGTATTGAACCCTGCGGATGCTGTGGCTATAGTTGTCCAAGGCGTGGGGAATCCTCTTGTAGCTACCCCCGGCACACCAACTGAACTTGGTGGTGCTTGATATGTTATTGGATACAATGCAGAAGTATATGTACTGCCATCATACGCATTTCCAGATGAATCATATACGGTATAACCTAGAGAAGAAACTTGTACACCGTAAGGTAAATCTGTGTAATCCAAAACATCGTCGTAGATGTCATCAGCCATCTGTATTTCAAAAACAGCTACAGCACTAGCAAGATTAGCAGTATATTCTACAGAAAGAGAACTGTTTGTTAAATCAAATAAATCCTCTTTACTTACATATGAATAAACATATTGAGTATTTGCAACTGGAGACAATCCTAATTTTCTAGCACCTGTTCCAACTACACCAAATTCATAACCGCTGTCGGTTCCCATGTATTGGATTTTTACTTTTCCAGCGTTAACTGTAGCAGATAAATTTAAAGCAGATGCTGCGGTATCTGTAAAAGTGGGATCAGTATTCAAAACCGCCTGTAATCCTGTAGCATTAGCAATATTAGTGCCTAGCGTAATTTTAGCAATTACATTAGCACCGGAAGTAGCAATGCTAGAAACAGCACTAGTTAATCTGTAGAAGAAAAGTTTATCCCCTGAACTCAATGAGAAAGATTCAGAAGAAGTTTCCATGGCCGCAGCACTCCCTGTTTGATTAATGCATATTAGGCTACTAACAAAATCAAAAGTGCTTGTTTCATATATTTGTTGAGGGGTTGGTTTATACACGGAATTACCCGCCGACACATAATAAGATCCAGAAACTGTAAAAAATGAATTTTCATTTATAGCAGAAGAATTTCTATTTACAGGATAAAGAAACACATAACTTTCATTATTAACGCCAGTAGTCGTTCTGGCTAATCCAGCTAAAATAGTTGATGATGTTGTTGAGTTTAAATTTATTTCTCTTCTTACACGAGTTGCAGACGCTTGTGTGGGGCCTGCTAACCATGTGCCTGTAGTTAATCCCCACGATGGGCTTATACTGCCAAAAGTTACTCCACTAATTTCTAAACCAGAAACTCCCGAAGATACGCTAAGGTCATAAGCTAATTTGTTTGCTACGGTAGGTATATCTGAAGCATCAAAATAACCAGTAATATCTATTTCCATAATTCCTTGATTTCGGAAAGAGAGTTCAGGAACAAACCATCTAGCTATTTCTCCGTAAGCACTAGTACCCTTCCAAAGATCTGAACTTCCTACACCCTCGACTTCATCACCAGTGGCTCCTGTGCCATACTGGCTAACATATGACAATTTTACAAAATCTGGTCGATAATACCTAGCACCCCATTCAACCGAATCAACTTTAGCTGTTAATTCGGCAATGTCAGCTACTTTTACATAAGTATCACTTGCAGCCCAGTTAGCACCATTCCAAGTAAGGGCAGCGCCCAATACTGGATTTGCATTTATTGCACTGCCTAGCAGCGCACTAGCATTCATTACTAAGCCAGTAACATCTGTAATTTTTAATAGAACAGAGCTAGCAACCCAAGCAGATCCATTGTATTGTAGAGCACCTCCAGAAACTGGAGAAGCTACTATTCCACTACCCAAAAGAGCACTTGCATTAGTTACTATAGATGGAACTTCCGATGATCTTAGATATAAAGCACTAGCAGTCCAAACTTGACCATTCCAAACTAATGATGCCCCTGAAGTAAGCCCTGTATTTACCACGGCACTGCCCAACAAAGCACTAGCAAAAATGGCAGACAATGCTTGCGTAGATGATCCTGCTGCCGATGCATATATGGCAGATCCTGCGGATATAGCGTAATTTCCTGATACAAAAGTTCCCGTTGCCGTAACCGTACTAGGAATCCAAACACTTCCATTCCAAGTTAAAACATCATAAAGTGTAGGAGCAGAAACAGAATTACTTAAAGAAGCCCCCCGTAAACTACTAGCACTAAATAATAAATTAGGTGCATCCGATAGTTGAATAAATATATCACTAGCTGACCAACTAGATCCATCCCAAACTAAAGCAGGATAGGATCCTGCTGAAGAAGGACTCCCGCTAGCTATTGGATACCCAAAAAGTGCGCTTGCATTAAATAAACTTGGCATAAACTCCTCATTATTATCTAGGAATGATTCAAATGTTTCTGTATTTGATTCTGTAACTACATCCAATTCATAATTAAGTTCTTCAATCACACCAGTTGAAGTTAGCATGAATTTAGGGCTAGGAATATAGGTGCTTGCTTTAATTTTAAATGTACGCCGTAAAACCCGGTCTTCTCTATCCCCTACAATAAAACTCGGATCTACTTGTTCTTGTTCTATAAATAACTTTATATTTGTAGCAAAAGGAGTTACGATTTCTAGATCAGGGTTAAACATTGAGTGTATTTGCTCAGTGATTTGATCTAGATCGTTTTTATATTTAGCCCATGCAGTTAATTCATATTCAATATCAATTGGACTTGGCACTAAGCTAACTAATCTGATTGCTCGCTGTTTTTTATCATCCCAGTACTTTTCAGATACAACCATTGGTTTGTATCTTTGTCTTGAATCATCTCTTTTACTAGTAGGTTGATGAACAGAGATTATGGGTAATGTTAAATTATCTTCTTGTGTTAATTTTGCTACAGCGCGTTCAGGATTTGCATGGATGCATTTAATTTCAACTGTGTTTAATTCTTCATCTATCGTTGCTAATTGTGAAAATTTGTTTATGACTGAACGAAGAAGTTCTTTATAAACTAAGGATATATCCTTACTTTTGCTTACAGACAACGCAATTAATATCCTAGCAACCTCTTGCGGAGTTCTTGCTTGATTTAATCTTGTAAATGATGATGGGGAGTATTCATTAAAATTAATAGTCATCTAATCCCCCTAAAGGTTTACTAACCTTAGTTTTTGGAACATCGTTAACAATTTCAGAATCACGAATTACTTTAGCCGAACAGACGAAGTGGTATACTCCATAAGATTCAAAACTATCCTCTTGGACTTCAATTATTTCATATCTTACATTCTGAAAATGCGGATGAATAACATCCCCCACTATCGGGCTTCTTCCTATCTTTTTTTGTATGTATGATTTATTGAATGTAAAAATTTGATCGTTTGTTAATTCTATACCAAACTGGTTCAAAGGCTCTTCTATAACTTTTGGATCATAGTGACCGTAAACTATAATAGGGTCTTTACTAACTTGTTTGTTTCTTTGTTCTAAGTAAACTTCATCATAATCAGTCGATTGAAAAAATTTAAAATAGTTTAATTTAGATCCAGACAATCGTATATTCTCTTCATCAATTAAATTAAACAAATTAATATCTGGGTTGTTTCTGTCAAACAGGCTTAATTCGCTGTCAACATTTACAACTTCAATTTCTGGGATATTAACATTAGTTGTGAAGTTTTTTTTCATTAGTATAAACTAAATCCGGGGGGTTCCTCAAATTCAGCTAAAAGCTGTTTGTCTAACATTTCTATTTCCTTCTCACTTTGTTGCATTAAGAGTTCGCCATTTAACTGCGCGCCCCCTCCGGGTCCCGGCAAAGTTTTATATTTACCACGAATTTGCCCAAGTATGCTTTTTGCTAAAGCTAGTGCATATCTTTGAATAAAATTTTTGTAAGCAGGATGAATAGTACTCGAATCTATAGCCCTATATTGAACTATTACTGATTGATCTGTTGTTGCTGGAACGGGATATATTTGAAGATATTGATTATTGACAACATCAAATGATCCATCTTGTCCTAGAATTTTTCTCATCATTTCTAGGCTCATTTGTAATAAATTAAATTCTCCAATACTAAAGTCGTTGAACAAGAAATTTTGTTGAAAATATTTAAGGAAATAATCTTGTTCCAATGATTGCCCCATTCCGGGAATTCCAATTAAATCTTTTTTATAAACAACATATACTAAATTATCTAAAACATATCTTGGTAATTCGTAGATGTTAACACCTGCTACAGTCTTAAATGTTATAAACTGAGTGGCCCACAAAGGCGCATGATTTGATAATTTTGTGACTGCCTCATCAATAACTGTTTTTATTTGAAAGTCACTTAATTCAACTCTTATTACAGGATATCCTAATCTACCCAATATAAAAGATTTTATTTCTTCTTCAAACTTATTGAATTCTATATTATCTTGAAGAGTAGTTTTATTTAATTCGTCGTATTTAATTTCGCTAGAGGGTTTTGATGTATCAACTAAATCCCCATAAGGAATAGCAAAACTATTCCCGTAAGATTCTATATTTGGTTTTATAATATTTCCCATGGTAGATATCCTCTCACAATATATAGCTAAAAAGAAAGCCAGAGAGATTTTATTTCTCTCTGGCTTACATTAATTACCTTTACTTAAAATCAGACTGTTGTAGTCTTAGCGAAGGGGAGGTATAGGTAGTTAGCAGCGGGGCCAATTAATCTTATAACTCTGTAGAATCTATGTGCTGGCTGAATAGCTGCCTTAGCATAACGGGTCAAGATGCCCTTTCTTGGTTGGAAAGTTTCAGGATCCGTAATGGTTGGTAGAGCTTCAATTGGGATGTATGGGCAATACACGAAACCACCGTCGAGGGGGCTTCCACCCTTGTATCCCATCATAATTTCGTCTTCAGGGAAGAGGGGGTCTATGAAGAGATCGTACTTGCCTGCAAACTTGCCA